ATTGGATGGATGTATTAAAGGGCGAAAAAGATGCCTGTTATCATAAGGTAAAGAGTCGCTATAAGAAGTGGCCTTCTGCTTACGCTAGTGGTGCGTTGGTTCAATGTAGAAAAGTTGGTGCTTCTAAATGGGGAGAGTCTGCTAAGAAGTCTTGGGAGGATACTGTCAAGGGTGGAGATAATTTTTCTAGAGAGAAGAAAGAAGGATTGCATGGTTGGTTTTCACGAAGGGGTGGAGATGGACAGAAAGGTTGGGTTTCTTGTCAATCTTGTGAAGATGATAAGGAAGGCACTAAACCTTGTGGGAGAAAGGATGCATCTAAAGGGACTAAACAGAGGTGTCGCCCAACTTGTGCCGCTTGTAAGACTTACAAAAGGAGGAAAGGTGCATGAGTTGGAAAATTATTCTGAAAGAAATGAGTTGTCCTAGAGCAACACAAGATTTAGAATTGAATACTAAAAACAGAGATAGTGCGGTTAAGGCCGAACATATTCAATATGGTCCTTTAAACTTAGAAGATGAGGATTATTGGGAAAGGTATGCAGAAAGATGGAACACTACTGCTGAGGTTGCTAAAAAATCTAATTGTAGTAATTGTGTTGCATTTGATATTTCTCCTAGAATGGAGGATTGTATGCCTTTAGAATTAGATGATGATGGTCAATTAGGTTATTGTTGGATGCACCATTTCAAATGTCATTCAGCGAGAACTTGTTATACGTGGGCTAAGGGTGGCCCAATTAAAGACGATAAAAGGTCTAAAGAAAATCAAGAGAGAGGTGAACAATAATGACGTGGGAAGATACCTTGAAGGCAGCAGACCATAGTAGAGCGAGAGCAACTATGAAAAGGTTGAATATTAGTGGATTCAATAAGCCTAAAAGGACTCCCAATCATTCTAAAAAGTCTCATATTGTTATGGCGAAGGAAGGTAATACGACTAAATTGATTCGATTTGGGGAACAAGGTGCAAAGACTGTTACTGAGAGTAACCCGAAAGGAGCAAGAGCGAAGAAACAACGGTCATTTAAGGCTAGACATGCTAAAAATATAAAACGGGGTAAACTATCTGCTGCTTATTGGGCTAATAAAGTGAAGTGGTGAGGATGGATTTAAACATATATGAAGTAGGGCCAAGAGATGGATTGCAAAATAGTAAATTTAGTTTAACTACGGAAGAAAAAACTCGTATGGTTGATGAATTATACCATGCTGGCCTTAAAAATATAGAGATTGCGTCTTTTGTTAACCCTAAAAAAGTTCCAAATATGGCAGATGCGGAAGAAATATTTGAATCTACTCGACATTTGGGTGATTTTGATGTATTAATTCCTAATTCTAGAGGGCTGGATAGGGCTAAAGCCGTTGGTGCTAAGAAATTCAATATATTTTTCTCTCATTCGGACGAATTTAACATGAGAAATCTCGGAAAGGGGTTAGAAGATGTGTTTGCGGAACAAAAATACATGTTGGAGGACGAAAATAAGGAGAATATTAGGGCATATTTGTCTTGTGCGTTTGGTTGTCCCATTCAAGGTTCACCTAAAGAGCATAAATTGCTAGATGCTATCAAAAAAGCCGATGAAATTGCCGGAACTGTCGTATTATGCGACACAATTGGGGCAGCGCACCCAACAAAAATGTTACAGACTCTACAATTGACTAAAGGTATAGAGGCAGAGGTGGCTTTACACCTTCATGAGCGAAAAATAGGTGGTAATTCTATATTTGGTAATGTGGGAGCGGCTGCGGATTGGGGTGTAACTAATTTTGATGCTAGTATTGCTGGATTGGGTGGATGTCCCTTTATTCCGAATAGTGGTAGTAATTTATCAACAAATGCTTTGATTCATTGGGCCAATAATAGAGGATATGAGACTGGAATAGAGTTAAATGACTTATTATCAGTCACTAGTTGGTTACTAAATAAGAAAAATCATTATGAGGATTTACCTCCTGAACTTATAGTTTGATTAAGGGAAATCAAATAAACGGGTAGTGGCTACGATTAAAAAAGCGGAGCCTATATTATGGATTGGATTACACAAATTAAGAAAGCACCAGTCCAATATTCTGGCACATGTAAAAGATGTGGAGAGTTCGTAATGGGTGGGCAGGAATGCCCAGAAAAGTTACCAGCGCAAGTTGGTGAATCCACAGATAAAGATTATTGTCCACAGAGGACTCCTAAATCTAGTACTTTCTTAGATAGGGCTAGACAAGCAAATAAGGAAGACCCAAGAATGGGAAGTGGACAGAGATGACTCGCTGTAATTCTTTAGATAAATGGTTTGATTTTCAGTCGAAGAAGATTGATGAGGCCGAAAAAAAGACCAAGAGAGAATTTGTCACTGGTAATAAGATTAAGGAAGTGAAGAAGTGAGTTGGAAAGAGATATTAAAAGAAAGAGAAGGTTATACCGAAGATGAGTTAATGGAATTGCATCCTAATTGGGAAGATTTTTTAATGGAAATAGAACGACAAGACCCTAAAGCAATTGCTGAAGTAGAAGGTAAGAAGAAAATGGTTAGGTCAAAAACCCAATTCGGGAATTACAAAAGAGAAGAAAGTATTCTTATCTTTAAAGATACATGGGATAAATATGTTAATGATAAGAAATGGGTTGCTTCTTTAGATTGGAAACCTGATGATGAGGGAGATTCTAAACCTTATAATCCTTATCCAGAATTAAGACCAATAGATAGAAGTCTACCTGAATATTAAGGAGAGATTACAATGAGTTGGAAAGAGATATTGAAATATGAATCTATACATTATAGAGCCGGTGGTTATCCTGCATCTTATTTTTTAGGGCATGATGAACCCATAAAAGTCTTTATTGATGTTGGTATTGTTAATAACGGAGATGTTATTGTTCGGGATTTAGACGAATACGCAAATGATGATGAATATGTGTCTTTTGATACAACTTGGAAAAATAAAAGCCCTGAGCAATTACAAGCAGAAATTGAAAGACATGTTAATAATGAAACTAAAGTAAACAATATGGCCGACGAGATACTATATAGATATTATCCTCAAGACGAGGATAGTAACGAAATGGGCGACGAGGTTAATTCAATAGCAGAGGCTATTAAGGAAATAGAATCGTGGGAACAATATAGGTAAGCGCAGGAGAAATTACAATGAGTTGGAAAGAAATATTAAAAAATCAAAGGCCAGACTATCCAGATTTAGATGGTGATGGTGATACAGAAGAACCAATGGTTGATGCTCTACAAACCGTAGAAGAAGTAGAATCCGCTAAAAAAAGTCCCGATAGAAAACATTACACTAAGGATGGCAAAGAGTGGACTGGTAAAACTCACAAGATGCCAGATGGTTCTTTAATGACTGAAAATCCTCATAATGATAACAGTGTTAAACTCTACCATTATGATGAACTACCAAAGTCTAAAGCAAGAAGTGCATTTACAAGGTGATTAAGATGGCAATATTAGAAAGTAAATTTATTAGAGATAATCCTCAACTTCGCAGAGAAGTAGAAGAGGAAATGAAATTTAGTAATTTAGTTCAACAAGAAGCAGAGAGTAAGGTGGCTAGAAAACATAACCTAAAACATCCTTCTACAAGTAGAAGTAGTCAAGGTCGCTGGATTAAAATGTTAAAGACTAAGAAAATGGCAGGACCAGTTACTGCGGGTCATGCTGGAATAGAATCTAAACCTAGATATAGTCGCAAAAAGAAAAAGGAGGATTTGAAGAAAGCCAAACCCTCTGTTAAGAAAAAGAGACTAATTAGACTTGATAATTTATTGATTGACCAAGAAACTGGTGATGAGATGGATACCGTACAGCGGGCTTATCTTGATTGGAAATCAGAATGCCAAGTAGGTTTAGCCGAAATAGGTGTAACTGGTCGAGGTAGCGATAAAAATGGTAATAAAGGAAATGATACTTTGTTTGAGCATGTAAGGGACCACGTTATTCCTAGAGTGCAGAGAGTTGGTGCATCTCCTAAAGATGGGGCTAAAGATACTATAGCAACTTTAGATAGGCTAATTCTACATGAAGATTCTCTTATAGGTGAAGATGAAGAAGATATTCTTAAAGAATTTATGGGCGATATTAAGGCTATGGCTGGGGGAAACGAAGACCCAAGAAATATTAATTTCACTCAACCTTTAGAAGTAGTTCGTAGAGGAGGAAAGTTCGTAGATGTGGGTAAAGATGAGGTGTTTGGGCATTATAGAACTCCAATTTACGTTGACTCTAGAAAGAAAGTTCATGGTAGTGAGAATGAACTAGGTGCGGTTAAGGCTGGATGGTATTCTAGTGAAAAAAACTCAGCAGAGCCTCCATTTTGGCAAGCGATATACTCTAAATCATCCGTTAGTAATAAAGGCGGTGATACTGTAACTATTGGTTTATTAGGTATTCTTGAAAACTTTGAAAAGGCTTTGAGTGATACCTATCTAAAGGAAGTTGTCATTAATGATAAGGGTGATTTTGGAGCCAAGATTAATAGTTTGGGTAATTTAACCCGTCTTAAATCTAAATTACTTACTCTTATGAAAGATAAGAAAATTTACAGAGGTGGTGGTCATCAAGTTAAATATGGTGGTGCTACTGGTATCAAAACTCTATTGAATGCTACTACCTTCAAAGTTACTGATACTCAGACTTCTAAATATTTAACAGAGATTGCTCCACAATTAAAAGATATAACTGGAGGTGATGATGTTAAAGAATTTAAAATTAAATTCACAGATGCAACCATCAATCGTATGATTAATTTGTTTGTTAGACCAGAATTTGTTGTCCCTCCACATCTTGGGTCTAATGGTAAACCATTCTTACTTTCGGATGCAGGTGGCGGTAGAAAGGTAAAGGGTCAACCTTGGTCAACCGCATATCAGACCGCATTAGATAAATCAAAGATTAAGAAAAGTTGGTATGATGGACTTTGGGGCCAAAAAATAGTAAAAAAGGAACCAGTTAGAATTCATTTTCTAAGTGATAAGAAACTAATGGCTTGGATAAGTGATGAATATGGTAGTGGGAGAGGCCCATATACAATAGAATCTATTTATGCTCAATTAAAGAGAGATGGAACTTTTGAAGATAGAATGGAATTTATTGATGATAAAAGAATTAGGTGATTGAATGGCTAAAACAAGAAAGCACTGTAAACTCTGTCAGCATCCTGATAGAGAACAATTAGAAGAAAGGCTTTCTTCCGTTCAAGTTACTCCAGATGAATTAGATAAAGAAATGGAATGGACTAGTGGTGTATCAGCAAGACATTTGAGAAATCATATGAGTAATGAATATACTGACCAATCAAACCCTAGATGTGCATTGTGTGTTAGTCCACAACGTCAAGAATTAGAATTACAAATCAATGATGGTGAGTTATCACCTACTAAGGCTGCTAGAGAATTAGGAATTACTAGACATCAAGTTATGAAACATATGAATAAACATTTGAAACCCTTAGTTCAGAAGTCAGCGGCTATGGAGATAGTCAAGAAAGACCTAAACGAAATAGATGTTTTATCTGCTAATATTCATAGACTAGAGGATAAGATTGAATTATTATTTGAAGAAGATGATTTGAATCCTAAGTATATTGATAGTCTAACAAGACTTGCTAAAGAGATTCGTGAGTCATTGAAATATATGTTAGAATTTAAGGGTCAATTAGTTCACAAGAGACAAGATACTATTATTGTTGCACAGATGCAAGTCGTTCAAGAGGTGTTGGCTCAACAACATCCACAAGTTTGGTTGGACATTAAAGGAAAAATGCAGGAGAAATTACAATGAGTTGGCAAGATATATTGAAAGGATATTCCGAAAAGGTTAGACAGGATATTGACAAAAGAAAAGAAGAAATTAAAAATATGAGCAATAAAAGAGTGGGCCAAGAAAGTGGAAAGGCTATTATTTATGAACAGTCTCATGAATTAGCCGACCTTACAAACTTCGGGGAGATTAAACCCGAAGATTTAGATGAAAACAACTATGAGAGATTTTTAGATATTGTTGCTTTTGAAAAATTCTTTAATGAACAACCTCCTCTTAAAAGAAAAAGAAAAGAGCCATTGTCTCGTCTAAAGAAACCTAAACAAAGACCGAATATAGACCCTAACCAACCGAGTATATTTGATTTGTAAATGCAGGAGGAATTACAATGAGTTGGAAAGATATATTAAAAAATGACGATGATAGATTAGAATATGTCTATGATGGAGTATATATGAGGCCGAGTGACAGGCGGGGAGGGAAGTGGTTTTACGGCAACGACGGTGGAAGCGAAGACCAAAGATTGGATATTACTATTACAGTTCTCTTAGAGAAAGAAGAATCAAAAGAACCTATATATGATGTTTCTGCTCAAGAAGAGGACGATGGAGATTTAGATTGGAACGCTGAATGGTTAGTTGAAGGAAATTATATTAATCCTGAACAAATAGAAGATGAACTTGATAAATATCTTCTTGATAAATACAAAGATGAAGGGTTAGACCTTTTAGATATTGACTATACCTATTTTTCATATTATATCAATGAGGACATAAAAGAAGGCGGGATGCCATTAGAGGACTCTAATGAGCATTCTTCTTTAGCCGAAGCCATTAATTATTTAAAATCAAAGCCACAGCCTAATTAGGAGAGATTACAATGAGTTGGGAAAAGATGTTGAAGATAGATACCAATACTATTGATTGGAATAAGCATTCCCATATCGCTGATGCAGTAGATACTTTCATGGAAGCGCATGAAGATTTTATTGACTATGAAGCCAATAGAGCGAAAGAACAATTAAAAGAGGTAGTTGATGATGCTTACAATCAAGTATCTCAAGAAGATTTAGATAATCCTGAGTTTGATATGACTGAACTTTTACATGAATTGTCTAAAGATTTGAAATTGAATTTTAAAATGCAGGAGGAATTACAATGAATTGGGAAGATATTTTGAAAAACTCTTCTAAGATTAGAAGTAATTGGGTTAATTCAAAGACTCCCCCTGATATGTATTATTATGATAAATTAAACCCAAAACTCAAAAAAGAATTTGATGAGGTTTTTGAAAAGTTAATAGACGATATACAAAGAGGATATTTAAGCCAAGAGGAAGAAATGAGAGGAAATCATAAAACTGAGAATGTTCAAGGGAGATTTTATCTAAGAGATTTAATAGATGATTCAACAGGTAATCATTTTGCTAATTTTAACTTTGAAATAGCACCGACTTCTTCTGGAACAGATAAATACGGTAGATACACCAATTACTATCTATACTTTGATAAGTCCGTTAAAGATACTGAATTAAGCAGAACACAAAGTATGTATTTAACTCCCGAAGAATGGGATAACTTAATGGAAACAATACTGAATGTAAAAACATAATGCAGGAGAGATTAAAATGAGTTGGAAAACTGTTATCAAACATGACGCTACTGAAATTAATTTGCGTAATTTAAGAGAGTATATTAAAAAAGATACTGATGAGGCTAAGGCTCTAAGGCATATGTATAATCAATGGAAAGCAATAGATTATGATAAAAAATCTAAACAATATGATTCAATTAGAATGTTTGTAAAGGGATTAGATGATTTCGGAACTATGGGTTGGGAACTATAAGTGCAGGAGAGATTACAATGAGTTCAATTCCACACTGGGTTAATGTTCTTAGAAGAACTAGTTTTCCCAACACTAGTATAATTTCAAAGGCTAGTGTTTTACCTGCCGAAGATGGTGGTAAGTGGGCCTCCTTGTTAACTACAGATGCTTTAACTAATAAGTTCATCAAGGATATTGAAAGTGGAGATTATGGTAATAAAGGTATATCTGCTACAATTGACGTTCTAAAAGATTGGAGTTCTGATGAAAGGGCTTGGAAAAAAATGAGGGAGATTAAAATCCTATATGCTGGTGAAGGTAGTATGCCACATGTTACTACTCCTACTGCGATTAAGGCTAGAGTTAAACTAATGGTTGAGAAAGTTTTACCGATTCTAGAAAGTAATAGAAAGAAAGGAAAAAGCACAAGAACTGGATATAGGAAAAATACTGAGTTATCAGAAGAATTCCTAGACTCAGTTTTATCTAATCTAGATGAGTCAAACCCTGAAGAAACTATTAATTATCTTAATGAGAGATTTAAAGATTCACAAAATAGAAAGAAGTTTAGTAAGTATTTAGTCGCTAATTACGGTAGAAAGATTAGACCCATACTTAGAGAATTAGGTTTAACTGATTTGAGAAGAATTGCTATTACTACTGATACTGATTTATCCTCTCTAGGATTTAACAAAGAAGGTAAAACTTGGGTGTTGGCTAGGTATCCAATAGATAAGTTAGATAAATTGAAAGAGAAGGTATCTAGTATGACTACAGGTAGATTTTCAACTAGCCCTTTACCCATTGTTAGTGTATTTGGTATGATTACAGAATTACAAGAAGAAGAATTATCTTCTACTAAATATGAATTAGTAGAGCCGTTTACTCCAGAGAAGGCTAGATACTTACTAAGTAAGATTAAAGAATCTCCAAAATTATTTCCTAAAGATATAATTCCCACTAGTATCAAGAATATGAAACAGAGAGATAAATATATTCATTATAGTTTAATAGAATTATTAGACGAAGATTTTACTTCTAGTGTAGAACAAGGCACTTTTGCTGATGATTTCATTTCCTACTTAAAACAGAAAAAGGGTTTAGGTAAAGGTGTGTTACAAAATTACGCTAACATAGTTTGGGATGTATCAACAGAGAACTATGACGATACTCATGAATATCATTTACCTGAGTTAGGTAGGGAAGTAAAACCAAATAAACAAGAGTGGATGCCTAAGATTGTTTCTGCTCTTAAATCTGGAGATTTAAAAGATACTTATGATAGAACTAAAAAGAGGTTAACAGTGAGTGTTAACCAATCTATTAGTGAGAGTCAATATGAGTTATTAAGTGATTTATTGAGAGATGAGTCTTTAACAAGTGAAGCCGATGGGGAGATAATATCATTAATAGATGACTTACAAGGTAAAGGTGGTTTTGATAAACCTGCTGTATTATCATCGTTTAAAAAATACTCTAAGGAATCTAAAAGAGGTTTAGAAGGAGTAGATGTGTATTCTCTACCTTCATCTGAAAAATTAGAAAAGGTTAGGCGACTATTATCTTTATCTAAATCCATAACAGGAGAAGAAATTTCTGAGTTGAGGGATGAATTACAAGAACAGTATGGGGAAAGTGATAAACAATTCCAGACTCAATTTAGTGAATCACAAATAGACTTTAATGAGAGTGCATTTCCCAGTGAGTTTGACAGAGATATTGCTGAGATAACCTATATGGGATTAAGTCGTGGTGAAAGTCTATCCGATGTTTTAAGTGGCGAATATAAAAAGGGGGAAATAGGTAATATTTCTAATTTATTTAATGTTTTAATTTCAGCAGACCAAGAATATAAAACTGAGGAGCAGTTATCCGTTTTGGCTAGAAAGATAGGCGCACCAAAGAAGGGTGAAACTTTTGATTTTACTGCTAATCCACCACCTTATAAAGATGAGATTTTAGAGTTTAGTGGAGCATTTAGGAAAAACATAGATAATACCAGAGCATCTATAATTAAAGACCTAAAGGAGAACTTAATGGACTTAGCGGCCAACACTGATTTTTATTGGAAGCAAAGTGATAAAGGTAAACATAATATATATTCTATACTAACTAAAGGTGGATTACTACGGGTGGCTTAATTATGGATATAACTGAAATGAATGTAAGTGAAGAGTTGAAACAAAAAGCACAAGACGCTTTTGATAATGATACTTGGAAGGAGTCAGCGGCTGAACTTAGACAAGAATTACGAGATGATAATCCTGAAATAACTAGGAGTGCCGCTATAAGGGCTATTAAGAATTTGAGAAGTCAATTAGCAGGTATGACTGTTCAAGGGGAGGGTGGTCAAGCAGAAAAAGAAGTATCCCAAGAGAGTTCTTTTAATACTATATTGAGAAAATCATTTTTGTTTAATGGTAAAAAATTAACTTTTGCTAATTTAAGTGACGAGTCTTTAGCGAAGGGTAAATTACAGTTATTGAATTCTGCTCCAGATAATTTAGGTGAAACTATTGACCAATTAGATTCTTATGTTAAAGAATTAAATGACAATGTTTTGATAAAGAGTGTTAGAGAACTAGGTCTATTCTATGTAGAACGTATGCAAGACAAAGAATCTGATTCTAATAAGGGAGTAGTTAGAATTGATTTTGGATGGGCTGAAGAAGTGGGTGATTTACCATTAGGTAAGTTAGAAACTAGACAGAGAGTATATGATTATTGGGCAGGTATTCACGGTAAACATGGTGCGGTTTTAGAAGCCACTGAAAATTTAATTTCTGTTGCTAAAGGATTGGTGGAGGAACAAGAAGTAGATAAAGACTCAGCATTTCAAGAACTAAATACTGCTCATGGAATGGTTGAAGATTACCTAAAGAATGTGGATGATTTAGAGAAAATTTACAATATGGGAATACCTAATTATGTTTTACAATTACCGGCTTTTGAGTTAAAGGTTCCAGATGATTTCCATTCCTCTATATTACTTTTAGATAGTTTCCTAGATTTGAAAGGTGTAATGGATGAGAAAGAGGAAGGAGAGGAAAAGGAGGAAGAAGTGGCTGGGGGAGGTAAGGACTTACCAGTTACTAGAGATAACCCTCAAGACAGAAGTTTACCTGCACCTACTAGAAGAAGAAAACAACCAAAGGTTTTCGATAGTGATAAAATTGAGGTTGACCCTATATTTTATTATCAATATGAGGATGAGTACAAAGGTGTAAAAATACCATTGGCTCAAATTAAAAAGGTTAGGAAGATACTAGATGGTTATGAAGATAAGTTTGGCGAAGAACTTGCTGGACTTAAATTTCTATATCTTAATGATGAAGAATTGGATGAGTTTGATGATTGGTTTGATGATTATGAGAATATGGTTACTCAAGCCTCTTCAAAGAGTAATAGGTTTTTCTTACCCATTTCTCCTTTTGTTGAAAAATATATGGATGATTCCGACTATGGTTCTGAAGGTGGGGCCAAAATTGCTTCCAGAACTAGTGAGATGAATGAGATAACTTTTGATTTTTTAGAAGCCATTAATTCTCTGATAGAAATTCAACAGACTCAGTTCTCTACATATCAAAGAAAGAAAACCGATGACGCTGGTACTATAATAGAAGGTTTAGGTCAAAGAACTAGTGGGGCTAGAGCGGGACAAGATACCCCTAATCCTATTACGGATGTTTTCGGTGAAAGACCTGAAAAAACTGTATTAGAATTAGATAAGGCTTGGAATGATTTGCTATCTGCTTTAAATGAATATTATCTATTACCTATGCAGGGTAAAAATTATGTTCAGGCTAAAGAGAGGCCAAGGTGGGCAACTAGTCATGCTTCTTTAGTTTTAAGTATTAAAAATGCTAAGACAAATCCATTAGGTACTCTTTTAGATAGGATGGTAACAGAGGGAGTAGAGGGATTAAAACCAAGTCATATGAACAACATTGGTGATTTCATAGAACATGTTAGAACGGGAGGGAGTAGATTTGATAGAAAGATTTGGAATAAAGGTAAGAGGGCAGTTAAGGCTTTAGATTCTATTTTTGGAAAACAATTCCACGATAAGAATATGGAATCCATAGGATATATTATTTATGATATGGGTAAGAAATTAAATGCTACTAGTATTATTAATAACCCACCAACTTACTGGTCTAAATTAGAAGATTACCATTCCGATTACAAGAAAGGTTCGATTACTTATCCTATAGAACAATTGAGACATGCTCTTAATACACCTGAGTTTACTGCTTGGATGGGACTTTCAGAAGGTAGGGAACAAGCAGATAAAAAACCTTGGGGCCACCAAAATAAAAAATTAGTGGAAGCCGTTACTAAATTAGATAAAATCTTTGATACGTTCCATAAAATGGATGAAATTAATGCGGCCCTTTTGAATGCACACGATGCTATTAGAAAGATGCAATCTTCACCAATTATTTATTCTAATCTATCACTACATTCCATAGACCACATGGATTTAGTAATTAATAAAATTCACAAAGAACAAAGAATGGACTTGACGGCTACTGAGATAGATAAGATTGTCAAGGCAGTTGCTTCTTATGAATCAATTGCTAAGAACTATGGACTCAATGAAGAAGTGGTTTATACAGTCAAGGCTATGTTCAGGTGATTACATGGATTGGTTTAATACTTTAAAATTTCACCCTGAACTTAGAAGATTATCAGGAAAGGAACCAAAGAAAGTAATAGGCTTAGGTAGTGATGAATCCAAAGTAAAGGAAATGTGGGACGCTAGTAACCCAGACTCCCCTCATACTCTTAGAAGTCAAAAAGATAGTACTGCTAATTATCCAGTTGATAATTGGTTTGGGGTAATTATAGAACAAGATGGTAAATATAGATTAGTTGCTATTAGTGGGTTCTCAGTTAGAGAAGGAAAGGATGGTAAAAAGTTTGCATATAAGGGTGGAACTAAAAGTTCTGTTGATGGAAAGAAATATGGAAGAACGGCTAGAGATAAGGCTATAGATAAGAAACCATCAATTCCAACTATAGCAGGTTATACCGCTCAAGGTAAACAATACATGACTGGAGATATCGCTCCATCTGAACACGAAGTTATTCCTGATGAAGTGTTAGAACACTTTAGGCAACATTATGGCACAACTTGGGATGTTACTAAATGGTTTAATAGTCTAAGGATATGATATAATGTTAGACGATTTGAACTTTAGTAGACAAATGGATTTGGAGATGTCTAAGACATCCTTTCCATATTTCTTTACTGAAGTTTTAGGGTTTGAATTCACCTCTTTCCATCAAGAGTGGTTAGAACTTATGCAAGGCACAAATCGAACAGTGGTTATTTGTAGCCGTGACCACGGTAAATCTGTGTTTATGCATTCTTGGGCGGTATGGCAATTATGTTTCCAGCCAGCCCCATATCAAATGTTATACATTTCTTCTAACCATAAACAAACTATGGTTCACATGAGAGAAATAGATAAGATGTTTAACAATGAGACTATTGCTCACTTTAGACCTTCAAGGGGCTGGGCAGTAGGTAATATAACTTTAACAAATGGTAATTCCATTCTTGAGAGGTCAGTTGGTTCACAGATTCGTGGACTTCACCCTCAAGAGATTATTATTGATGACCCTCTAAAGGAGTTCAGTTTAACCGCTATCAAGAAAGTAACTGATTGGTTTTTTGGAGATATGATTCCTACTCTTCACCATACTGCCACCCTTAGAATGATTGGTACTCCTTTTACCTACACTGATATATTTGCTCTGTTGGCTAGTGAAGAATATACTGGAGTTTATACTGTTAGAAATTACCCATGTCTCAATCAGAACAATGAACCGTTATGGCCATCTAGATGGGATTATGATTCTTTAATGCAAAGAAAGGCGGAAGTTGGTTCACTTAAATTCACAAGAGAATATCTATGTATTCCTATATCTACTGGTACTGCTCTATTTGGTCAAGAACATATTGATGCCTGTAAAGTCGCTGGTAAGAAAGATGTTCTAAGATTGAGACATAGAAAAGAATCTGGTTACAATTATTATGTTGGTGTTGACCCTGCTATCTCTACTGATGGTGACTACAATGTTATTATGGTGTTGGAGGTAGATGAGCAGAGGAATAAAAGAATCATCTATGTAGATAGGCAGAAGAATGTAGAGTTTAGAGATAACATAAACAAGATAAAAATGATTGCTAAATTGTTTGAACCTGATGTAATTTATTTTGAAACAAATACCTTTGCTAAATCTTTCACTCAAGAGTTGCGTAATGAGACTGATTTGAATATTAGAGATGTTACTATGACTCGTAGAAAGAAAGAAGAAATCATTCTTAATCTACAAATGAATATAGAAAACACCAAAATTATTTTTCCTAGAGGTAATGATGAATCTCGCTCGGTGACTGATAACATTGTAGAGGAATTATCTATGTTTAGTATCACTGACACAGGAAAGTTTGAAGGTGTGGGCGCACACGATGACTTGGTAATGGGACTGGCCTTAGCCAATTCTGCTACCCATGATATGTTGGAGGCTATTGTTTTGTTGGATGATATGGAAATATTTGATAACAAGCAGCCACAGGCACAAAGTATCGGGGGTGGAATGTTTGGACTTAATTTCTAAGAGTGAAGAAGGTGAGAAACTTAGAACACTTGCTGATTTAAAGGATGAAGAAGAAGAACTTCTCCAAGAGATGAATGCCCAAAAATGGATATCTACTCAACCTATAATGAGTGATTATGAAGCCGCAATGAGTGTTTCAAAGAAATTTAACATTAATGTTACTGAGGCTAAATCTCAACTAGATACTTTCCCGAAAGAGTATAAAATATCAGATAAGAAAATACCTGATATTGTTAAAGACTTAAAGAAACATAGGCGCACTTTGAAAGGAGAAGATAAGATTACTTTTTCAAAAGGCATAGACGATTTAATTGTAGCCTATGGTAATCATTTAACTGACTGTATAAAATCAATCTATTGGTTAGCCCCTTATGAAACTCCACTTAGACAGATGAGATATACTGAGTCTGATTTGAAGAAAATACATTCCATTAAGGATTCCAAGACTAGAAGGCAAGTCATAGAATCTTTGTGTAAATTTTGGGAAGCAGATTTACACCGAGGGCATAATTATAATTCTGATTATTCTTCTCTTAGTAAGACTATGACTAATTCTAAAAGAGAATTTAGAAAAATAGTATCTGCAATTCCTAGTCAAGTTATTAAAAACAGTATCTCTAAGCAACTAGATGATTTTGTACTGAAATCAGTTTGTGAAAATCAAGGTATATCGGCTAGACAAATATATGATAGATTACCAAGTAAATTACATAGAAGGGCTTCTCCACAAATAATTTGTAAAGTTGCAGATAAGATGAGTATTAGTAATATAGATGGGGAATATTATAAATTACCTATGGAAATCAAGAAAGATTTACATGCTTATACTGCTGCTTTTATTGATTCAGATGGGTATATTACTATGGATAGAAACTTTAATCCTAGAATTGGTATCATCGCTACAGGTAATAGGGGTAAAGCATTCGTTACTGAATTGCATAAGGAGTTAGGTTGTGGTAAACTACACCTTGACCAAAAATCCCCACAGGCTACTAGAGCCGTACAAAGATTAAATTTTTACTCGCAAGGAGATATTACTAAATTATTAAGTAAGTGCCGCCCATATTTTAGAATGAAGGGTGATAATGCCGATATTCTAACTGAGTTAATTAGAATAAAAAAGAATCATAAGAAGCAACCTTGGGCTAAATCTAGAATGGCTGAGTTGTTTAAATTAATGAAGTGGGCTAATCACGCCGACCATGTTAATTACGACTTTTCTAAAGATGATATTGATGTAGAGAACATCGCTAAATATAAGGGGAATAATAAAATGAGTGTTATGGATGAATTAGAACGAGGGGTAGTGGTATAATGCCAGAAGAAAAGAGGAGATTTTCCCTAACTAGTTTCTTTAGAAAATCAACCCCTGTTCCTATGGACAGAGAAGTTTATCAAATGGGTATTCAAGAACAACATCACCCTTTAGCAATGACTGGGCCTATTGTGTATCATATAGCCTCTAGTTCAGTTATCCTAAGAACTTGTATTACCCAATTAAAAAATGAAATATTTAGACGAGGGTATCAGTGGAAGCCCAAATTTGCTGTAAAATGTGAAGACTGTGGTAAAGAACATGAGGAAGTCACAGAAACTTGTGCTGACTGTCAATCTACTAATCTAAGAAGACCAAATCCTGCTCAGAAAAAATACGCAGATTCGTTTTTACATTGCGAGTATGCTAACGATGCCGAGCAGATGTTTATTGATGTCCTAAAAGAATTAGAAGATGACCTAAATATTATGGATGACGCCTATTTAGTATTAGTTAAAGAATACTTTATTGATGGCAATGGTAATATTAGGGCGCATAAAATCAAACAAATGTTTAGAGCAGACCCAGTTAGTATGGCTATAGTTTGTGATGAGGAAGGTAATAAAGGTGGAAACTCATTCACTTGTATTCATCATAGAGATATAACTGTAACCGAACCTCATGAAAGGTGTGGAGAATGTGGGGGAGATATGTATCCAGTTCATTATACTAATAGAGCGCATGGTGTAGAGCAGAATTTCATTAAAGGGGAAGTGTTACATTTCAGTAAATATTCCCCAAGTAGATTATATGGAACTAGTCCAGTAATTACAATGTGGAATCATTTAACCACTTTAATTGCTATGGAGAATTATATCAATCAAGCATATACTAAGGCTAGAATGCCTAAAGGATTATTAGCAGTTCAGACTCGAAACATAGAATCAATGAAAACTTTCTGGAGAGGAGTAAAAGAAAAGATGGAGCAAGATGCTCATTTCATTCCTGTTATGGGAATAGAGGCTGAGAACGGTAGGGGTTCAGTCGAGTGGGTTAAGTTCATGGATTCATTAAAAGAAATGGATTATATTTCAGTTAAAGAAGATTTGAGGGATAGAGTTGCTGCTTTCTACGGTGTAAGTAAAATCTTCATGGCGGATAATTCTACTAGTGGGGGATTAAACAATGAAGGTATGCAAATACTTGTTACTAATAGGGCAGTAGAAATGGCCCAAAATGTTTGGAATAAGTATGTGTTCCCATTCTTAGTTAAGCAATTCGGCATTACTGATTGGGAAATGATATTACCACCATCTGAAGAAGAGGATGAAATCGCTACTATGCGTAAAAGAGAAATTGAAGTTAATATCGCTGGGCAGATTAAGAATCTTGGGTTTGAAGTAGATATGGATGAACATGGTAAGTTCATTTATTCTAAACCAGAACCACAACCTGAAGCAGAAGGTGGGGAAAAAGGGGAAGATGAATTTGAAATAGACCCTTATGCTGGAACTGATATTGACCAATCTCAAATGGGTCAAATGATGGAAGCAGGTACTAAACCCACTATGGCAGAAGCAGGTAAACCCGCTGAAGTAAAGGCCGCAAGTCCTAAACCTAAGATGAGTGTAGGGCCACCTAATCGGGCTAAGGGTTTACCTAAAGATGCAGCCAATAATAATGTCGATAGAAGAACTGAAAGGGGTGGAATTTAATGAGTTGGGAAACAATATTAAAAAAGAAATTCAAGTTTAGTGATATTGATTTTAGGGACGACCCTAGAGATAAAGATGGTAACTATCTGTCAGAAATAGAAGTTGCTCCAGATTTAATATTAAGCGTTATAGCCGGTAAATACGCTTATTCAAAACCAAGAATTAAACTATCTAATCCACAAGACTATGAAAAATATGAGTTTGCTTTTTGGGATAAGCAAACTAAAGAATGGTTAACTAAAGAACTTCTAAATCATAATGATGATGTTATGCCTTATAAGACTAAAGAAGAAATAGAAGATTTAGTTGCAGAGGCAATAGTCTCATATGAAGCAGCGACGGACGCATACGATAAACACGTTGGTATGAAAGATACAGATAAATTCGATGAGGATTTCTCTAGCAAGTATGCAATGGAAAAGTGATTAATATGAGTTGGAAAGATGAGATAAAAAAGAAAGATAAACCAATTTACCAGCAGCCTGATAAAATGCGGTTTGTTGGAAGAATAAGTAATCCCGCAGTTTTCAAACAAACAATAACGTATAATAGTAAGCGTTTTCAGAAGTTATTGGCAAAAGGCGATAAAAGGCGAAATGGATTAAGAATGCACGAATTAGAAGAACTGTTAAAATGGGCAGAAAATATAAACAACGCAGCACCAAAACAACTTGCATGGATTAAATCAGAATTAAAGAAACATGAGTGATTAATATGATAACAAGGGAAGAAGCAACTAAAATGAGAAAAGAATTAATTCGCACTGAAAGAATTCTAGCACAGCAAGAAAAAGCAAGAGAGAGTAAACCAGTATTTACACCTATGACTTTAAAGAATAATAAATCTAGGCCAGAGGCTACTACTAATTCCACTCCTAATGTGATTCACTTACCTAAGAATAAAAAACCTAAGCATGAGAACAGACCATTCTATTGAGGTGATAATATGGGAACACTTCTAAAAGCAATTCTACTAAAAACAGATAACCCTTTTATTATGTTGAAGTGTTATTTAGAAGATATTCTTAAAGCAGATTTATCTTGGGATGATTTGTTAAATGATATGGATAAATATAAGTCTGGAAAGGGTGGAGTTAAAATTGACCCAGTGTTAATTAGTTCTCTAAAAAAATTGAGAGATAATCATCCTGAGTTATTTCAGGGTGGTAGATTATCAACAAACCAATATGATGTTACCTCTAGAAAGGATACTCCCGAAGGAGGTTCTGAGCCAAGTGATAATACCTTTGATATGACTGTAAGACATACCAACCTTTTAGGTTTCAGAGATAGTCTAAAATCAAGTAAACTATTCCAAGATGACCCATCCACATTAAAACCAATAATGGATAAATTAAATGATTTAATTGTTAGTGTCATCCCTAAGTCAACGTCATTCCCTTCACCAGATAAAAAAAGAATTAAATCATTAAAGGTTGCTAGGACAGAATTAAATAAATTAGCGTCCAAATTAAAAAATGTTGATTTTGATTTTGAGGGTAAATTGATTTATGATATAGATACTGAAGATATGATTTTTAATATTGTAAGTAGTAAAGAAGACTTATCGACATTAAGAAGATTAGCGGATACTAGTCCCGAAGAATATAAAGACAGTGTAGCATTTGAAGCACAGAAAGATGTTTATAATCTCTTAAATAAACAGCCGTTTAAAATAAACACTATTGAAGGTGTTAAGACTGGCAGATTTGTGGATGCTATTATTGAAGCCTATTCTCAAAAGAATAAAGTTGCTATTGCTAGATTAGAACAAATGGGTGCTTTAAGAAATAAAAAACACGAAGTTTGGGAATCAGTTAACGCAGGTGGTAGACAAAAACTAGAGGATTTAATGCGTAATCCTGCTATGGTAGATAGGTCTAGAACTAGAAGAGAAGGTAGGAAGCAGAAGAAGACAGAAGAGGCTTCTGAGCAAGAAGCAGAAGAAAGAGCAGATTCTCTAATTGCTACATTAATGAGAGAAGGAAGCATAACTTTGGAGTGATTATAATGAGTTGGCAAGATACAATTAAGAAAGCACCATTTAAAGATGGTAAATATAGAAGCACCCCTCAAGAAAGAGAAAAAGCGAGAGTGGAAGCAGATAAAATTATGAGGGAAAGACATGGTAAAAAATACATTGATTCTACTAAAAACATTAGTCCAAGATTAAGTTCTACATATGGAGCAGAATATATGCATTTAGCATCATTAATTGGGGATAAAGGAATGTCACCCACATTGGCGGCTAAACAACCTTATGTTCCCAAAGAACCACTAGATGGTTCCGAAGATTTTTAGGTGATTAATATGAGTTGGGAAGATATATTGAAAAACAAAAATAATATGAATTTTATTACTCAACAAAGAAAGTATTTAGAAAGCACAACAGCATTAACACAGGAACAAAAAACAAAATTAGTCTATGCTCTTGATGCCATGCAACCTTTTGTCAATAGAGAAAACTTTCATGACAAATACATTAAACCTTATTTGGAAATGCAGGAGAGATTACAATGAATTGGAAAGATATAATTAAAAATTGGGTAGGGTTTTGTCCTGCTTGTAAATCGTGGAGAAAAGACACAATGACTAAAAAACAAGGTGATAAATTTTATTGCACTAAGAGAATTAACTTTGGGGGATTTAGAGGAGATGCTCAGATGTATTTAAGAGAAAACCTTGAACGATTTGATAAATTAGGTTGGGATAGAAGAATCAATGGTTGCGGTATGGAATTAATTGATGGTGAAGATGAACTATACAATCTAAAAGCCTATTCCGAATATAGCGATTTACGAGATATGTAAGATAAATGCAGGAGAAATTACAATGACTTGGGAAGATATGCTAATCAAAGAGGAAAGTAAAATCCTCAATGCTCTTGATTCTAAAGAGAAAAAGAAACTCAAGAAAACAATGCAGACGGCTGAACCTACAGAATATTTTGGTCAAGATTATACTAAGTTAGGAGAACTAATTGATATGATGGAAGGTCTTGATTTGGTGAAAGACGATTCTAAATTAACCAAGAAGATGAAATCTATTAACGAACAGAATGTTGATATGGTAGCCACCGCCAGCAAACTCCGTAAGCAGTATGAGCAACTCTACAAACAACTAAGAAAATTAGTGTATCCAAAAAGCGCAAAAAGTTTAGGTGATGAATAATGAGTTGGGAAAATATTCTAAAAACAGAAGATAAATTAACAGCGTGGATGGAAGAATGGCAAGAAGCCAAGAAACAGTTAGATGAAAAATACATGGCAGAATATAAAAAGATTAGACATAGTTTATTGAGTAATGCGCCATTAGCAACACAATCTTCTAGAAATTTAAGAAGAAAGCACCCCCATACAGGTAGGAAAAGGCAACCTATTGAGTTAACTAATGAAGAAAGAGGAAAAAGAGATATGTCCGACCCTAAAGAAGTAAGGGATTAAAAAAAGGAAGTGAATTAAAATGACAGAGGAGAATAATGAAATGATAGACTTGCTAAAAGAATTAGTGGGTAGAGTAAAGAAAATAGAAAAGACTGTTTATGATGAGAGCAATATGTTGATGAAATCTGGTATTGTTACAGTGGGTTCACCAGTTCCTGCAATTAAATCTCATAGTGATGTTCCAGATTCCGACACAATCGCTAAGATGAGTTGGGATGATATTAACGATTTAGTTAGTAGATTAGGTGGTAATTAATATGACATGGAAAGATAAGATTAGAAAAGTGCAATATGACGCATATCTTGAACAAGATAGGCAATTTACTAAAACTAAGGAATTTACAAACATAGGTGATTCCATTCTAAGATACAAGGACACACTACCTATGGGTGAAGAAGAATTAGAAGGACATAGTAAAGAAATTAGAGAGATAATTGAGAAATTACAAAGACTTTTCAGCGATGTATTGGATGAAATGAATGAGGCGGCTAAACTTACATGGTCTGAGTATAGGTGATTATTATGACAAATGAGAGAACAAAATATGCTGAAGAATTAATGAAGTTCGTCATCGGTGAAGAGATGAAACTCAAGAGAACTAAAGGTGAGAAAGTCACTATCAAAGAACTTGGTGTTGGCCATCTTGCTGATGAAGCAAAAGGTCTAAGCGTAAAAGAAGGCAAAAGGGAATACGCAAGTGCGAATAAGTAAGGTGATTTCGTGTGCCTATTTCCGTTGTCAAAGATGACCCTTTAACTTCTAGAGTAATTCAATTCTTTGAACAAATGAGAATGTCTTATCTTTCTGCTTTATCTGACCCTAAGACTTACGGTAAAAAATGGGCTAAAGAGATTAAGACCCTTCGTGAACAATGGGATGATATAGATGAGTTTAGTAAAGAGATTAAACAATCTATAACTGAAAAAGAACTCTTTTCAGATGAAGCGGAAAACATAGAAAGTGATACTGCTCGTAATATTTATAGAGAAATAAAGGAACTTAGATATTCTTCTGATATTGTAAAAGACCCTTTTAGCCACAAATACGGTGATGATGTAATAGATAAATTACTATCTAATCCCTCTTTATTTGCTAAGTTTATACACTGGGCTATTAGAATACACGATAAATCTCTAGGAGATGCTGCTTGGGAAAAGAAAGATTTAGAACCAGATACCTTGACAGAAGGTTTCAAAGGTCTTAATTTATCAGAAGACGATGTTATGGATTTCATTGTGGAGCATTATGGTGATGGTAAAGATACTAAGCGCATCACTGGTAAATTTAAAGCGGCTAGAAAATTATTAGAAGAGATATATGTCGCTCATCATAGTTCTTCCACATGGAATAAAGTAGTTAGTTTAGAGAAGGCACAGAAAGCAGAGGGGCATTTTCTAGTTCCTAACAAACCAATGTATAGGATTTTTGATATCGGTGATTTGGAAGAACTAAGAGGATTCACAGGAAAGTGGGTAGTTCAAGAGAAATACGATGGTATGAGAATTCAGATTCATAAAATAGATGAGCAGGTTAAAATTTATTCTTTTAATGGGAAAGATATAACTGAAAAATGCCCTAATCAAGTCAAGATTATGAAGGCTAAACATTTTGGAGATTGTATTCTTGACGCAGAACTAATGTTATTTGATGGTAAAGAACCATTACATAGAGCAGAAGTAGTGGCTAAAATTTTCAAAGGTAAAGATTCTGATACTGAATTAAGAGCGCATGTCTTTGATATTATGAGGCATGAAGATAGAGATTTACACGATGAAGAATTAAAAGAAAGATTAACTATACTATTCAATAATTATTCCACCCATTCAGATGAAAAACTAGCATTCCCTTCTAAGAAAGATACTAGATATGCTGATTCCATAAAGGAAGTTGAGGAATACTCTGAAGAAATAATGGATATACCTACTGCTGAAGGGGTAGTAATAAAAGATATAACTTCTACTTACTTCATTGGTACTAAAAAGAATCCTAAGTGGATTAAATGGAAGAAGTTCGTAGACTTAGATTTAATAGTTTTAGATAAGAAAACCACTAAATCTGATATGTTCACTTACACATTAGGAGCCGGACCATTAACCGAAGATGACGATTTCAAAAATACTAAAGTAATTAATGACCGAAAATACTTGAATGTAGGTAAGGCTCTTAATACTAAAACTGATGTAGAAGTCGGTAGTATCATTAGAGTTAAAATTGATGAAGTTAAAAAGGATAAGGAGGGTGGGTATAAATTATTCTCTGCTAAAGTTATAGAAATACCAGAGGTAGAGTTGCCTGAAAAATTAATAACTCTAGAATTATTATCATTAGATACTAAGAAATCTTTGAATTATGATATTAAGGCTCTAGAAAAAGGGTATTCTATTTCTGATGTTATACATGGAGATGTTACTGCTATTATTAAATCTGATTTAGATGGGTTTACTTTTTATGGGTTTGAGGAAAATAATCTAATGGCTAAGAATGCTATCTTGGATATTGATGTTTGGAAAGGTCAAATAGAAGAGATGCTAAAAAGAGAAAAGGGAGCATTTAGATTAGCGATTAAAAATTTCTTAATGTCTAATAATAAAAGACCCTTCAAAGATATAGAAGAGTTTGTAGTTAGAAATCACATGAAATCTTATAATAATATTTTTGATGCTAAACCAAAGAAGTTAAACTCTTGGTTAAAACAGTTAGAGGATATTACTTATGATGAAGATGATAAAGTATTCATGGCTGAATTCGATATAATAGAAAAGAAATATAAAACTCCTGAAGAGTATAGAAAAGGAGAATTTAAATTATATCGTAAAGATAATGATAACTTATCTATATTATTTAATTTGGGTAAAGAGACTATTGGTTGGGAAATAGGCATAGAAACCGATGAAGACATATTCTCTTTGTTTGGTAAATCTGGTAAATACCCTGCCCAAATAGAAACTAGATTTAGAGAAGGTAAACTAATTGATTCTGGTAAAGTAGAACTAGGAGTGCAGAGGGATGGTTATCATGAATATATATTACAAGGTAATAAGTTCGATACTAAATTCCATGTTAGAGTTATACCTGTAGAGGATAAAGATATGTGGCTTGCTTGGACTGGTATGGAAACCAAACCTGTAGATTCAGATTCAGATGAAGGTGTTTGGGATATAACTAAAGATAAATTCGCCAAATTACAGATTAGGAACAATTAATATAGTTAACCTATGAAACGGTTTATCATGAGTTCTGCTGTTATGCAATCAGTTAGTGCAATAAGACATGACCCATTTACTATTCTTAAATCTAAGGATTTAGTTATTGGTGGTTATGCTTCTATTGAGATGGTGGATAAACAAAACGACTTAATAACTTTAGAGGCTTTGAATGAAGCCGTTGGTAAATATATGAAAGTCACCAAGTTTAGAAATGTAATGACTAATCATTCTAATGTTCAAGTAGGGGAAGTTATTCCTGAATATCGAGATAAAAATGGTAAACTATGGAAGACTAATGTTGATGATGTTGGTTTCTTTGTAGTTATTAAAATGAGAGAGGATATTGAAAAGGCTAAAGAAGTTGGGAGAGAGATAAGAGATGGTTCTCTTCGTTCCTTTAGTATTGGTGGTCAAGCATTAGAAAAGAAAAAGAAAGACCATAAAGAATATGGAGAGTATAATGAAATCTCCAAACTAGAACTCCACGAAGTCACTATTTGTGAAAAGGGTATTAACCCTGAAGCAAAGTTTGACATCTTAAAAATGGAGAAAGGTGAAAAAGAAATGAATGAGATTGAAAAGGCTCTGAATGCATTAAATGATGTTTTAGAGAAGAACGAAAATAAGGATTCTACTGATTTAAACAAAGAATCTATAGAAAACCCTATAAAGAACATAGAGAAAACTGCTGAATCATCCAACGGGGAAATTAACATGACCGAAGAGGAAAAGAACGAATATATGGACACAGAAGAGGATGTTGAGAATATGAATCCCAACATGCCTAAAGAAGAAGCAGAGATGATGGATACAGAGATGAAATCAAAACCAGATTTGGCAACAGGTCAGGTTGAAGCCGGTAACGCTGGTGACTATGTTGATGACTCTCACCCACAACTCGATGGAAAATACATGGCTAAGTACGAAGAGCAATCTACTCTAGACTTATCTGCTGAAAACTTGGAGAAGGCTTACGCTGAATTCAAAGCAGAACAACTAGAAAAGATGGCTTTCGATTCAGTTAAAAATGGATTCCAAGACAGATTCAATGCAGAAATGGTTGCTAAGACAGAAGAAATTGAAAAGTCTAACTATGATGCTAAATCAGAAGTCGCTGAACTAAAGAAACAATTTAGTGACCTATTGACTTCTCTTAAGGACGAACAAGAAACTGTTATCCGTAAGCAAGAAGAAGCAGTTGCTGAACTAAACCTTCCTAATGGAGAAGAAATCTCTAAGATGGACTGGAGCGATATTAACGCTCTTGTAGAAAAGTTGGAGGGTCAACTTTAAACCCCTTAAAATAAATGGAGATGAAGAAGATGACAAAATACATTAACACAATGAGAGACTTAGAGATGGCTACCTATGGTGGCGGCTCAAATGGAAATCTATTGAAGGCTGCTGGAGTAGTTGGTTCAATAAATAGTGGATTCGTTGGTTCTAGTGGTGACGCTTTAACCTTAAACGGAACTGCTGCATCTAACCTAACTGCTCTTTACAACATGGTTTACGGTCAAAAAGTTTGGGCTATGATTAACCAAGAAATTAATCCTTTGGCTATTCTACCAAAGAGGCCATACACATCAAGTGGATGGAGAGTAATGACTGCACGACCTCAAGGTGGAAGTGGAGCAGCATTCTCAGTTAACACTACAACTGGTAATGCTCAAGGTAATGCTTCTCCAGATGGTGACTTAATTGGTGGCGTTGGAGAAAATGAAGCATTAGATAGTACACAATTAGAAGCAATGGCTCCTGAGTATGCAACTCTATATATGAATCCAAAGATTGTTGCTCACATGTTCGATTATTCTGAACTTGCTTCTGAGATGGCAAAGATTGATGACGGTATTGGTGACTTAAGGAAACTTATCCGTGAAGATATGGGTAAGCACCACGCTGAATCGCAATCAAAGATGCTAGTTATGCCTCTTGAAGTGTATGACAGTTTAGGTGCTGATACATCTAGCGGAAGAATTAGAGAAAACTACACATCATTAATGAAGATTGTAAGTTCATTCACTGAATTATCAGATACAGTTGGTATTCACAACGTTTCTGCTCTTGGTGGAACAACAAACTATGCAACAACTGATGATGATGCTAAGATTCTTTACGGAGCAACCCGTAGTGCGGCTTCTTACCTAGATGCTGAAGTTAACTTCGGTGGAAGTTATGCTACTGCTGGACGACAATTTACTCTAAGCACAATTAACTCAACAATTCAGAGTCTACGATTGAACGGTGGAACTCCAAAGGTTATCCTAACTGGATATGATACCATTCAAGCATTGTCTGATTTGCTACAAAGTCAAGAGAGATTCATGGATTCTAAGGAAGTTATGCCAACTCATAATGGTGTTAAAGGTGTAAAGGGTGCTGAAGTAGGATTCCGTGTTGCAACATACTACGATATCCCACTAATTCCTGCAAAGGATATGCCTACAACTGGTGGTTACACTGGAACTAAACTATCTGATATGCTCTTACTAGATACAGACCATCTATGGTTTGCTACTATGAAGCCAACACAATACTTCGAGGATGGTATTTCTCACGGAAACCCATTCGGTGTAGGTGTTCTAGGAAACAGAGGTCTTTACCGAACAATGGGAGAGACTGGATGTACTTTCTTCAAGGGACAAGGTAAGATTACCAACTTATTCTGAGGTGATTTAGTTGACTCATACTATAACATTGGTCGCTGACCATAAGGGACAAACCCGCCCATCGGTGGTGGGAGATGAATATGTGGCTGTAGGAGATATGGCGACAACTCTTTACCGAATGGGTTCACCTGCTAGCGTATCTGTAAATATTGACGCTACTACGAATGAGAAATTAACAAGAGCCTCTGGTTCTTTCGTTGATGATGGATTTGTAGTGGGTGATTACTTTACTATAGTCGGTTCAGCAGGTGCTAACGATGCACATTTGCTACAGATTAAGGCTTTTGAAACTAACGATACCGTCATTGAAGTTCAAGCGGATACAGCAATAACTGCTGATACTGGTGGCGGAGAAGTTGTGACCCACGCTGGAGAAAAGATTTTGGCTAGTTCATTTGGACTTTCTAGTTTCACTCATGTAGAGATAGTTGGTCAGGAAAAATTACAAGAAAGGTATGTAATAACCGCTCCTAGAGATAACGGACAACATGTTTATCTTTATGCTTTTAACACCAATGCTGACAACAATAGTACACTCTTAGGTGCTTCTCTTGTTGGTGGTGCAGATATCGCCGCTGTTTTGGCGCAGACGCTAGGTAGTATTAGATTAAAAGCATTCGGAAACATTTGAGGTGTTCTTAGATGGCTAAGGCTACTCTATTAGAGCCAACTTCACAAGCAGGTGGAACCTTTACCACTATAGAAGGAGTACTTCTAGAAGTGGGCGTTCCTACTGAAATATCTACTCACAATGCTATGTTGTATATGGATTCTCATAATATTAAAGTAGATTTTGAAGATGGTGATTTCAAAGATATGGATGAATCAGTATTAGAAAATATGTCTAAGAAACTAAGTGTCGATAAAACTACAGTTAAAGATAGGATTCTTCCTAAAGGAATTAAACCTAAGAAGACTCTAACTAAAAAGGCAACTGAGGCAGTAAAGAGTACTCTTAAAGGTGTAAAACCTAAAAAGGAAGAAGTGGTTGTCGAAGAGATAATTGTAGAAGAACCAGTAGTTGAAGAAACCAATATTGTTGATTCTTCCTCTGATGAGTAGACTTATACAGTTAAAGGGCTTAGGCCATTTTAACGAGAGGTTCTAAAATGACTGGTATTGGTGGTTGTAGAAGTACTGGCGCATTTACGGCAGATGCTCTACTTTATACTGGTTCAGGTAAACTAATCAGTATTACGGGATTCTCTGCTGTTACTACTGGCCCAGTTGATAATACTGGTTATGTAGTTATACATGATTGTTTAACTTCTGGAGCAAAAACTGCGGCTAATACTATTGGTGTATTATATGTTGGTACTACTGCTAGTGGTGGTAATTATGCTGAAGCAGATTTACATGGTGTTAGATTTCAACATGGAATATTCGCAGATGTTACTCATGTAACTGGTACGGCTACTAAATTCTTAGTGACCTTTAATTAATAATAGATAGGAGGAAAGTGTATGGCAGGAATTGGTGGATGCAGAAGTAGCGGGGCAATTAGTGCGGATACTCTTATTTTTACAGGGGCTGGTAAATTAATCAGCGTTCATGGATATTCCACAGGAACAGATACTGGTTATGTAACTTTACATGACTGTTTATCACAGGGAGCATGTAACGATGCTAACATGATAGGATTACTATATGTTGGTTTGGCTTCTAAAGGTGCCGCTTATGCTGAATCAGATATGCATGGTGTAATCTTTAGAACTGGGTTGTTTGCAGATATAACTGATGTTGCAGGAACTGGCACAACCTTTACTGTGGAGTTTAATTAAAAAGAGGAATGTATATGGCAGCAATAGATAAAGACACACGACTAATAATGACTATAATGTATGTAGGAGCAATGGCAGGAACTAATGTTTACTTCTATTCAGTCTACGGATGGCAGTTACCATTTAGTGCGGTAACTCACGCAATGTTATTTGGATTAATTACCGTTGGAGTTATTATGATGCAGAAGTCTATTTTTGATATGATAGTTAATGAAAGATTTGAAATGTGGTTATTAAATCGTAAAATAGAAATGTATTGGGAAAAGAAGAATAGAGATGAACAACAGAAGCAAAAAATTCGTGAATCAATGAAGGGGCGAAACTTTGGTTACTATAGTAGTCAGCCCCAACAAGGATATGATGAAGTATCTGAATCATTTTTACAGGCTTTAGAATGAGGGTGATTCCTTTTGTTAGATAGACTCTTAGGAGTAGACGAACAATCTTTGGCATATGATTTGTCGAGGGCGCACTCTGCTGATGTATTTTTTATTAAAATTAGATTTTGGATATGGGGAACCGTAACCGCAGTAGCGACCTTTTTAATAGGCAATATAATGGGTGCATTAGGTATAGATTTGATAGGAACTGCTATTGATAATATTAAGGAGTTTGTCGGATGGGATTAGAGTATGGCTACGCTACTAACGGGCTTTTCTATATTAGTTGCAGAAGCGGCAATGGCTGCCTATAGAAGAATACACGCCATTAATTTTGGAGTTTATGGTTCTAGCAAAGTGGGTAAAACTACTTTACATAGTCAATTAAGAACTAGAGGGGAAGTTCCTGTAGTTAAAGAAAGGACTGTAGGATTACAGAGAGCCAGTAGAAAGGTAGTAAAAATAGATAAAGATTCTAGAACTTTAAGAACTGCTGATGTAGGTGGGCAATCTTACTATTGGGATTCTTGGAAAGAAGATATGCGAAATAGAAAAGTCAAATACATTATATTTATGATAGATGATAGGCACTTATCAGAAGCATATAATTTAGAACATCAGTTATCTTGGCAGTTCTTAATAGATACTATATGTGATGATTATTGGCGATTAAAAAAGAATAAGACTAAAAGGAAGAAGGACAAGGATTTCCCAATAGCAGTAGGGATATGGGCTAACAAGTACGATTTATGGAAGGATAAATATGAACACGACGGGCCTATTGACAAACACCCAATTTTTAAACCGTTCCGGCTCGGTATGCAACGACTTCAAGATAAAGGGATACCTTGTTTCAAATACATCGTATCTGCCAAATCAGACCCAGAAATGGTTTACAGAGGAATAATGACAATGGTGAAGGAGTATTGATAAAATGAGTATGATATATAGCCCAAATATAATAGGCCAGCAGAATAATATGATTAACCCAATGAAAGTTAGTAATAACGCTAGACATTCTGGACCCATCATTAATTATGAATTTAAATCTTTAGACACTAAAAAACAAATGAAGGAACTGATAAAGATATTATCTCCTGAAAAGAAAAAGTTTATTTTAAAATTCGGATATAAATTTAATATTAGAGATAGATGTGTAGTGTGTGGGGTTCATCATGTATGGGAAGCGGGAGATAATCTTAGACCACCGATACCTTTAGCGCATGTAAATAAAGGTAGACCTTTAAGAGGAACTTATTGTCCTAAGCACTCATCTATGCATAAACAAATGGAAATGTTAGAACAACAATTAATCGCTGAAAAGCATGGATTAGAATTTAAAAAGTACATCCCTAAAGCAAGAGTGCCTAATATAATATCAAGAGGACCAATTAACTCTTTAACTGAGAAGGATATAATTTCATTAACCTCTAGGGGTTGGGAGATAACACCGCCGAAGGCGGAAACCGTTTCAGCGGAAGAAAAATTAATATTATTGTTAATGGATTTAAAAGGAAGAATCGGACAAATAGACGAATTAATAGGTGAATAAAATGGGAATACTAGGAACTAGTAATGGGGCTTTGGCCTCACAGATGAGCCAGAATAACGATAAGAATTTTAAGGCTATGAATAACCTTTTGACTCTACAAGATAACCATGTAGAAGAATTCCTATTATATCACGGAGAAGCATTCTTCTCTTCTTATGAGAGATTACTTGAGGATGTAATAGAGAGGGTTATGAGTAAAATGTTGGCCGCTCTACATTTCAAATTAGACGCTACTCAAGGGGATATAATTTTAGAGAAACAGTGCCTTGCTGAGTTTGAGAGAATCACTCAGGAAAATATTGATTTAGATATTCAAAAGATTATTACTTCATCCGTTAATCAAGAAGTAGTTTATCAGAGACAGATGGCTAAGAATCAATATCTCGAAGCCCAAGGGTTTGGGGATAATCAAAGTGGGGGAATGCCAATGGGAGGACAGCCACCAATGGGAGGACAGCCACAAACTGGCGGACAGCCACCAATGAATATTCAAGGGCAGCCGGCTACTGGTGCAATGAATCAAAATATGGCTATGGGACAAGGTGCAATGAATAATCAATCTGGTTATCCAGTTCCACCTAGCGGATATGATAATTATAACAACCCTTATTGGGTTGACCCACAAACAGGTCAGGCAACTTATAGTCCACCAAACGCTGGATTAGGATTAGGTAAAATGATTCAAAAAGGTGCTGCTTGGGCAAAATGGCTTGCGTGATTTAGATGAAATTCGTGTGGTTGGGCGGTCAGGAACCCTTTTTGGGTGAAGATAGAATAAGAGATTCTTTTAAAAAATATCTATTAATTAGCGACCATGATGAAAGGGATGACTTAAATGAACTCGATGATATTATAGTAGAAATGGATGAGTTGTTTGATGACCACAATATGAAATATACTAAAGAACATCAGAAGTACCTAGAGGAGAATTCTAAAGCCGCATTAGAATCTATTAAAAAAGAATCATTAAAAGAACTAGTTAGTGAAGATTCTATATCTGGTAAAACTACTGTAGGTATAGATTGGGATAAGTTTAATGAGGAATTCTTAGTAAAGGATATTGCTAACCCAAGTAAAAGGGTTACAGAAGAAGGTCTTCCTGATACTTCTGTTATGTCTGTAGATACTGGTTATACCACTAATGACGTTTTAGAAAGAATAACAGATGAGAATACTAAAGTTACTTTAGACGAAACTTCTAGGTCTAAAAAAATGATAGTTGAGATAGACTTACCTGTAGCCAAAGAAGAAGAACCAAATAGTAAATTACAATTTTGGAATAACAAAGGTGTTGCTATGAGGGCAGAAAAACCTGATGCTAAAATGCTTAAGAGAAAAGGTCAGACTACTACGTTTCAAGTAGACTCTAAAAAATTTATAGAGGCTGTAGATGAATTAACTTTAAAAATGACAATGCAGAAAGACCCAGATACCAATACTGATTTAGAAGTAGAATACACCGAAGAAGATTTGGAAGAAGATATGATTGCTCTATTATTTGAAGATGATATTAAAGAGGAATTTATCGGGAAGTTTATTCCTAACTCTATGGCTAATGCCTATGAATTATATGATATGAGATTATCTTTGGCTTTTAATTTAACATCAAGAGATGAAGAAAATAATATGTCTGTTAAAGTTAGGGCTATTCTAACTCCTCAAACTAAACTTATACCTAAAACTGGAGTTGAAGAAAGAGGGGACACTATAGGTGAAAAGATAAGAGGAACTAAAACTATATTGAGTGGTAGAATTAGTGATAAGAAATTCAAAGTTTATAGTCAATCCATTAAGAGTTATTTTAATTTCATAACTGCTAGATTAAGAGAGTTAGAAGAAGCAATTTCTGATATTCCCGAATCCTCTACGGAGGTTTGATAATGTCACAATATAGTTCTCCTTCTGATACTACTACTGTAAACCCTAACTATTCAACTGGTAATGGTTATTATACTACTGCTGATAAGGTGGCAGAACTATTACAGATACCTCCATTTACTTCTACCACAACCCCTATGCATTCAGAAGTTGGGGAATTCATTAAAAGAATAGAGGATTTTATTGATAATAAAACTAAAACTTCTTGGAGAAGACTATTATTTGAAAATGAATATCATAATTTTACAACGGGGGTAGGTCATTATCCTGCTGGAAGATGGAGAGACTATCTTGGTTTTGTTCAATTAGATAGACATAGTATTTCAAAGATGGTTCGTATAGATATATGGGAAGGAAATAAATGGACTAATATTTGTGGAGCAGAGGCAAGTGTAACTTTTAATGATTATACTTCTATGTTAAGTGGAACAACTCAAATTAATCTTCGTTTACCTAATAATGGTTTGATTTTTAATTTATTAGCGGGAACTACAAATTCAAGATTCGATACCACATATGGTAATAAAACAGCCGCAAGGGAACTTGTTTCATTAATCAATGAGAGATACCCTTCAGATACTGCTTCATTAACAGGTTCTACTCAGGCCAAGGGACAAACTGATACTACTGGTGCTAAACAAGTATCGGACTTTTTCTATGCTACTATTGATTCTGAGGATTCAAATAAGGTTTTAATTTCATCTTTGCTACCTAGTGATGATGGTGCTAATTGCTCAATTTATCTAAATGGTAGTTCTAGCACTACTTCTGCTCATGGTTTAGAAGTGAATAGTTTCACAGATAAAGAAGACTCTGGTAGAATGAATGAGTGGTGGAAAATAGGTAGGGAAGGTAGAATATTCTTTAGAGATAAATATCCATACATTCATCTTAATTCTGTAAGGGTTACTTACTTTTCTGGAAGTGGTAGAATACCAGCGGTTATCACTGATGCTGCTACTAAATTAGTGGCTTGTGAAATACTTCGTTCTGATGATGCGACTGTCTTAATTACTGAAACTGGTAATCAAATATCAGTGAAAGAGAAGTATGATATTCTAAGAAAAGAGGCTATGGAAATAGTTGATGGTAAGAAGGAAGGGGTGTTTCTAATTGAGTGACATTATAAGAATCACTAAGAGAATACAGGAAATATACTCTGAAAGAAATGCTATTTTAGAAGACGCCGGTTTAGGGGATTTTATTCATTCAGATGAAGAAATAGAACAATTAGTAGCAGAGGCTATTGAAAAGGATATATCTAAATCAATAGATAAGATGTTTAAGGATAGTGGATTGTAATGGATGAAGTAACTTATGCTGTTAATCTCATAAGGGACAATTGGCCAAGTGCAAGTGTTATGCAAAATACATTAGGTATAGATACCGCTCATAGGATTAAACCTACAATTTTAGACATTAGAAATTTATCTTCTGCTGGAACCACTGATGGTTCATCTGGTAAAGTTAGTAGAGGTCAGGCTAGACAATATAGTTTATTGAATCAAACTAGTCCTGCTATTGGCGGAGCAACCTCTTCAGATTTAATTATTATTTATGAAGATGGACAAGATATAAGTTATCCAACTATTGGCTGGGATGTTCGCAATGAAACATATAATATAACTTGTCACATACGGACTATTAGCGGAGGAGACACAAGAGCGGCTGATAACATGTATTCTCATCATAGATTAGAATCAATTTATAAGTCACTCAGATATACGCTTGAATCACAGAGGAAAGGTGCAACAGTAACTATAGGTAGTGACTCATTAAAAATGCACCAAATACATTTAGGAGGAAGAACTGAATCTAATAATAAAGCAAAAAGATTATTGGGTTATAAAGTAAGTGTTACAATGAAGAAATTCTCTATCTCTGTGTAAATAAATAAAAGGTGAAAAATTATGGGAGTATCAAACAGCGAAATATTTTTAGGTAGTGGGGCTAATTTAGCATTCGTTCCAGAAGTAGATTTTTTCTTTAGAGCGCAAGGCACAAGTACTACACAAATACAAATGGAAACTACACACGCACTTTCATTCCAATTAGTAAAGGATATGTATATTGGTTGTACTATAGATTGGTATGATGCTGGCACTTATACTTCTTCACATACAGTTACTGCTAATGACCACGATACCTTTACTATTACTCCCGCTACTGGTGCGGCCGTTGTTGCTGCTGATGATGAATTTGTTTTGAGAGGTTATGGCGCACCTTGTCCTGCTCCAGATTCAGATGATGATGGAACAGGTAAGACTAGACTACATGCCGATAACTGGTTAGGGTTAGTTGAAACTGCTACATTTCCTAATATAGAAGTAGAAATGAAACAAATGAATCTACAATTAGGTGGGACTAGAAATTATAGTTATCAATATAAAGGTATAGAAACTGCTTCAGGTGGTAATCTCGCTTTTATTTGTCACCAACCAACTTGGTTATATTATGCATTAGGATTGTGTGAAGAAGTTTCTGCCGCAGGTGCAAGTTCCAGTAATCATCCTACTAATTATCATACAGGAACTAATGCTCATAAGTTATATATTCATGGAACTAGTTCTACTTCTCATATTAGTGAGGGTCCATTCATTCATAGAGTAAACCCTGTTGGTGATGGCAGCACACCTTCTGTTCATATTGTTCCTCCTATTAATGAGTTAATAGAAACAGCACCCCAAACACATTTTGATAGTATTTCTTATCCAATTGCCGCCACTGGAGAATATATAACTTATAAATTTGCAGAATCTAATACTGCCCATTTACCTTCATTTGCTCTTGAACAATCTCTAAGTAAATTAGCCACTAATCCTTGGCAGAGCGAAGAAGCAGCAGATGCTGAAGATTTGAACTTTGTAAGGGTTGCCAGAGGTAATAGAGTTAACACTTTAACTATGTCTGCAAACGAGAATGAAGAATTAAAAATGACTTTAGATTTGAACAGTAGAGCGGTTACAGTAATCCCTCAAGATTTGGCTTCTCCTAGTACAGGTTATGAGGCAAGAGGTGGACAAGTGACTGATACTAGTTTGTTTAATTATACTAGTGAGGCTTCTCACCTTGAACCGTTCTTCTTTTCTGATGGAACCATTAGCATATATGGAACTCAATTTTTGAAGATTACTAATTTCACTTTAACTATTAATAACAATTTACAAGATAAAAGGTTCGTTGGTATAGGAGGTAAGGGAATTAAAGATGGAATACCTGCTCAAAGAACTTATGAGATATCATTAACTGCTTTAGTAACTGATGATAAACTATTCACTGAGTTACTAAACAATGATGAAAACAATGATACGGGTCAATCAATTGATTTAGTATTCACTAAGGATAGTGGCGAATCTCTTACAATGGCTTTCGACGATTATTTCACAACGGCTAATACTTGGACTATTCCAGATGATAAAGGTCCAGTAACAGTGGAAGCAACCCTAATGCCTAGAACTCTAACTAATTGCACGGCAATAACTCACTGGGTTTTACAGGGGTGATTAAATGGCATCATATAATGATTTATACAAAGCAAATCTAGAAAGAATCAAAGTCGAAGAAGAGGCTAAAAGAAGCCGAGCGGAAAAGAAAGCCGCAGATAAAAAGGCTAAGGCCGATGCTAAAGCAGCAAAAGCAAAAGAAGAAACTACGGAGGAGTCTACGGAATAAAATCCTAACTCTTAAGTAATGTTATATTCCACCAACACCGTTTGTATGTTTGTTGGTAAAAAAAGGTGGATGAAATGTTAGAAGAAAATAAAAAAATTGTTAGTGATAAAGCGTTGCTCTTTGCAGCAACAGAACCGAAATTATACTACCTCAAAATTGCAGAAGGTAGCGAAGAACATCTGAAAATCTGGGTAAAGGAACCAACTTGGTTACAAGTAGAAGCAGCAATGACTTCTGTAATGAAGATTAATTCTAAGACTCAAGAAATGGATATTGATTTAAATAATCTTTATCATTATATGATAGATAACTTCGTACATAAAACTGAACCCCATTTGGGTAAAGTTGATTTAATTAGATTGAGTCCATATTTAGGTTCTCAATTAAAAGATATACTCCCTAATCCCCTTCAATCATTAGCAGGGGATGATACAAAAAACGAAGAATCAGAGATGCAATCTTAGGTCGTAAAAGCGACCCGCAGATAATATCTCTGCTCACCGTTTATAGTTGCTCAATTGCGTTAGGTATAAGCCCTTTAGAGGTTTACCGTATGCCAGCGAGCCTTGTTGTTGACCTACTGGCCGTCCATACAGAAGTAGAAAAACATAAAGCCGAAGAAATGGAAAAGGAAATGAAGAAGCGTAAGGGGTGATTGAATGGGATTGAATGCAGTTACTAATCAATTGGAAATTGTAAATAAACAAATGACTGTTCAAATAATGCTTCAAGCCAAGATGTTGGCTAAGATGGGTAATACCACTAAAGCCGTTAAAGCCCAAAGTAAAACTATAGAAGACACCGCTAAAAGTTATTTCTCTCTTTCTGATGCTCAAAAGGTGGCCACAGATACTACGGATTCTTTTACTAGAAGGTTTGCTAAAGCGGCTAATTCAGTTGATGGGGCAGGTAAAACTTGGACTATGTTTAGTCGTATATTATCGGGTAGCCCATTATGGAAAATGCAAAATTATGTTAGGTCTGTTGGTCAAGCAATGGATATGTTTCAAACTAATACCGAAAAGTCGGTAGAAGCGGCTAATGAACAAGCAGAGGCTATGGGTAAATTAACTGAACAAATTGATGGAGTAGATAGACATTCAACATTGTTAAAGGATTCTAAAAGCCATAAAGAATTATTAGAGTATCAAAAACTAAAAGATGATATTTCAAAGGGTTTAAAACTGATTGATGAAGCCTAGCTATAAGGTCTTTTGATAGAGACTGTAACATCTTCTCCAAACGTTGCCTT